TTCTTTAATATTACCTCTCCACTTAGTTTCATCTTGTATCAACCAGATGTCAGCAGGGTTCCAGTTGTCCTTGGTACCTATACCACAGCAGTCTTTAACTACTTTGCTAATAAAATCCATGAAACCTTTATCACGATTGAACTCTGTGAAATTAGGTTTACCTATCTTGGCGAGCAATGCCTTCTGTTGTTTGTAAAAGTTAGTAATCCACTCATCATCAACCTCATCTACCTTACCAACTCTCTTCCATATATCCTTGATGCCATTCATGGTAACATCATCTTGCTTTAATTTCTCAGCACTACTCCATTCTTTATTATCTTGTATAGCTCTCCTAAACACAAGTGCAGAACCAAGTTCTTGCATCCTTGTCATGGTTGCTTCACTAATAGACTTACCACTAGAATCAGTAAGTTTACCTGTGGCTGCGAACTTTACTTTTTGAGTACCAATAAACAATGTAATATATGGTTTATCATCATCCTTCATATCCACAGCACCACCTGATTTCCTTGCAGATATGTAACTAGTCTTATAACGTGAAATTAATTTCTTTATTCCAGCCTTACTGGTCTTGAGTACAATCATTGTTGTAGATGGTTTGACACCAAATGTTGATTTACCATCCCATCTACCAGTAGCTGCGATAGGATCATGAAACCATATAACATCGCCAGCAACATCCAAAACCCCGTCCATCTCTTCCTTGACTGCACGAGATCTGAGTGCTCTTGTTATATCTTTTCTATCAATAGTCTGAAATGCCATCAAATATTAGAAGCTTTTCCAATATTTAGGAGGGAGTAACCCAGATTCTGTATCAGTTCTATGTTTGAGAGTTAAAACGATGTCACCAGCGAGACTAATCCTTTTATGTTCTCTGGGTTCAGCAGTAGTATAGTGTTCAAGATGACCAGGAAACATAATAAGATGCTCAGGTTGAGGGGTGATTGCATATCCATCACCATTGTTAAATCTATTTTCTTTAATAAGTTTAAACGCATCTCCAAACCATTCGTTAGGGTTCTTTTTATGTAATACTAGGGGATCACCTGGTGTCTGTAGGTAATACACCCATGATATATGTGAGCATGAGTGGTAGTGACATGGAAGAGTTTGATTCGGATCACATATAGTGAACCAAGTCTTCACAAAATTGACATCAAATGTAGATTTATCTATTGCAAAAGCATCTATGTACTCCACAACACACTTTTTCACAGCTTTAAAAAAGAGTTCTAGTCTCCTATCATGATGGACTAGAACTTTACCATTTAATTCACCTGTGATCTTACCTGTAGTGTGATCGAACTTAGCATCATCATACCCCTTGTATAATAAGTTCAAGAAACCAGGAAGTTTCTTCTCATATATGAGTAAAGGGAATGCTTGATGAAATTTAGAGGTCGTCTTCTGCACGTACTTCCGAGTAGTTGATATCAAACTTACCGCCAGGATATCTCTTCTCTAATTTCTTAATGTTTCTTTCTATTACCTCATCGAAAGAGATGTCTAATGCCATACATGCTTGTGCTACGTACCACATAACATCACCCAACTCAATAATAAGATGTTCTCTATTGTCGTTGTTCCAAGGCTTACCTTGAAAGACCATCTTTTTAACGATCTCCAAAAACTCACCAGACTCAGCAGCAAGGCCAACGCCAGCAGTGGTAAGACGTTCAATATTGGCACCCTTTTGGTCAAGTTCAACCAAACGATCAGCAAGATAGACAAAATCTTTACTGGAATCGGATGTGACAGCATCCACGAATACACTGTACTTATCAAAATCTATTGTCATAGTAAAACTTCTATCACCATTATGTATTATACTTTTAGACTAGCAAATTTCTTAGATAAATTCTCATTTACTTTCTCAATTTCCTCTTGTCCAGAATCAGACAAGTTTTGTTGAGCACTCTGTTCTACATCATACAGCCTCATCTTCGATCTGTCAATACCCACCACGAAACGTTTGTTAACAGTAGGATCATTGTACCTATTCTTTAACTGTTTGACCATGATTTGATTTAATCCTTCCAACTCTTCGGTAGAGATGAGAGCAAACATAAGGTCAGCAGTAGCTGGCAAACCGAAACTTTCCGAGGTATCGGTAAGATCAATGTCACTAGAAGCAAAACCAGAGCGAGTGGTCTGAGTAGCAGATACAATAGGTACGTTCGCTTCGACCGCAAGACCTCTGAGTTCTTCTGCAATTGATTTGATGTAGGAGTAGGAGTTGACATTAGCACCTGCTCTGTACCTCGATGAAGCACATATATTTAAGTAGTCTATGAATATTATATCAGGTCTGAATGATTTTTTCAAGGCTAATTCATTCAGCAATGATTTAAAGTGACCACAGTGTGCTGATGCTGTAGGATATTCTTTAATAACAAGTTTACCTTCTGTCTTTTTAGACAATGCTGAGATCTTATTATTAAACATCATCTGAGGTAACTGATTTAAGTTTTGTATATCACAATTTAAAAGGTTACTATCTATTCTTTCGGCAATCTTTTCTTCTGCCATCTCAAGAGTGATGTAAAGAACGTCTTTGTTTTCGAGTAAACAAGTACTAGCGACATGGCACATGAAAAGAGACTTACCCACACCAGTACCTGCAAGAGCAATGTTGAGAGTTTTATTAGGTAATCCACCTTTTGTGATACGGTTGAAGTATTCCAAATCAAAAGGTATCTTGTCCTCAGTTTTATGGTAGAATTCGTATCTTTCTTCGTAGTCTTGTAAGTAATCATGTCCGATATGATTATCGAAACTAACTGCTAAGGCATCAGATAAAATATTTGGTATAGCATTAGGAGTTTTCTTATCATCATTACCTTCTGCTATCTTAATACTCTCCATGAGAGCAAGATAAATCGCACGTTCCTTACACCATTTCTCTGTTGTATCTACAATCCACTCAGGATCAGATTTTTCGTTATCAATATCTCGAATCAATGTAAGGATATTTTGATGTTGTTCATCAGATATACTATCCAACTGACCAACTTCAATCTCCAAGGCTTCCTTAGTAGGTAGAGCGTTATACTGTGAGAAATATTTAGATATAACAGTAAATAAGTTCTTTTCTAAATTGTCAGAAAAATATTCTTCCTTGATAAAGGGTAATGCTTTGCGTACATACACCTCATCAAGGATTAGGTTCTTCAATACTAATTGTTCTACCTTATTCATTCATTTCTAAAACAAGTGGAAGTGTCATAGTAACCCTATTTTTACTTTTAACTGGAGGAGTACTATGTTCTATAAAGGATGGAAATATTATAACATCTCCTTTATTAATATACAAGCCTGCTGCATCCTTCCACTCGTCAATTGCTGCAGGTCGCAAAGCATTTAGTATTGACCTACATGGATGGTGAAAAACATCTGAAGAATCTTTATCATCAACATCAATATAATGTATCATTGTATAATGACTTGGTAAAGTGTCCAATCTATCAGAACACTCACCCTTCTCTAAGACTTTTAGAATCATAGCATCTACATTGCATGTATGAGTCTCATAACATCCAATCTCAGTAAGAAATGTTTCTACTGTATCAGTATACGCTTGACTTAACTGAGGACTAAGTTGTGTGATACCCATCAAAAATGGAGAGGGTAATGAAAACTTATGTTCTTTCCACACTTCATCAGCGTATGATACAAAATCCTCGTTATTTTCTATGTTATATTTTCTTAGAGGTATTGCAAATAAATCGTCTCTCATGATCCATACTTATATTCTTGACCTGCAGCCCAATCTAACTTCTCCATTATTTCTCCTGTGAAATATTTCTCAGGATCCTTAAGAATAGCAGAAGGGTAGACGCTAGACTCCCCGACAATAATACGATTTCCTTTGCGTTCAAATACTCCATACTTTTCACCCAATTCCAGTAATCCGTAATATTTGTCGAGACCTCTAGCATCATAGTATAACCTAGTGGTTACATCAGAATTTTCTTTTGTCAGACGAGACTTTGCTGCCTTAGCTTTGACAAGATTTCCGATGACATCTTTACCGTCTTTTTCTTTTTTCTTCGAGAGATAAATGATCGTACTAGCAGCGTACTTAAGACCGCTACCCCCACCCATCTCTTTGGTGGGGACGTAAGCACCGACGACATCGTAGGTATGATTTGTGACGATAAGAGGGACATTAGCTTTTCCTAATTTTAATGTAAGAATACGG